GTGGACTACGCTTGTAGACCTGACCAGTGCACAAAGCATTACCGGCGTTAAGACGCTTACCGACCCTGCAATTGTCGGAACTATCCTTGAGGATATTTTCACTATTACGGATGGCGCTGCGTTCGAGATAGACCCAGGTAACGGCTCCATTCAGCTGATCACGCTTGGCGCAAACCGCACACCTAAAGCTACTAACTTTGCAGCAGGTGAGAGTGTAACGCTCATGGTTCTGGACGGTACCGCATACACGATTACGTGGACTGACTCTACATTTGGCTCTGGCGGCGTTGTGTGGGTAGGAGGCTCTGCGCCTACACTTGATACCACAAAGTACACCGTTATTGAGCTCTGGAAAGTAAGCACGCAGGTATACGGCGCACTGGTGGGGGCTGCTTAATGCAATCGCATCAAATGAAACGTGCAGCTGGTAATTCAGCGCCTACTGACCCTAACTTTAAGCAGACTGTATTGCTGCTTCATGGGGATGGCACTAACGGCGGCCAAAATAACACGTTCATTGATAGCAGCACAAACAACTTTACTATCACGCGCAACGGCAATACCACACAAGGTACGTTTAGCCCGTTTAGCCAGTCTGATGGTTATTGGTCTAATTATTTTGATGGGACGGGCGATTATCTAAGCATTGCAGATAATGCAGCGTTAGATATGGGTTCTTCTGATTTCACTATAGAGGGCTGGTATTACCCCGTTGGCAATGCAGCAGTTTCTACAGGCATTGTTTCAAAAAGAGCAAACTCTTCAACTGTTGGCGGGGTTCTTTTGTATTATGGGTCAACAGGATTAACACCTAGTTTGCTGGTAGATACAGGCGGGACATGGGGAATAAACATAGCGTCATCCATTGCATTTAATGGGAACGCTTGGAATCATTTTGCAATCGTTAGAAACGGAACAGCATTTAATTTGTATATAAATGGTGTTTCTGGCGTGTCTGCTACGTCTTCTGCCACAATTCCTGATAATGCTTCAGATTTTTGCATTGGCTCTGCTGGTGGGTCAACTTTTCCAATAAGCACATGTTACATGAGCAATTTTCGCGTAGTTAAAGGAACAGCCGTATATACAAGCGCATTCACGCCGCCAACAGTGCCATTAACTGCAATAACAAATACGTCACTGTTAACATGCCAATCAAACAGATTCAAAGATAATTCAAGCAATGCGTTTACGATCACCAGTAATGGTAATACAGCAGTAACGGCGTTTTCTCCGTTTGCACCAACAGCTGCTTATGTTGCGTCAACTAATGGTGGAAGTGCGTATTTTGATGGGACTGGTGATTATTTAAGTGTTGCAGATAATGCAGCACTAGAAATGGGCAGCAGTAATTTTACAATTGAATGCTGGTTTTATCCTTTGTCATTGCCAGCAGATAATCTTATTGCAGACTTTGGAAGCCAAGGAACGCAAGCAAGTTTAATTCCTTTTTATTGCGTAAGCTCAAGCTCAAGTGTCGTTTACTATATTTCAAGTGGTGGCGGGGCTTGGAATATTGCAAGCGGCGTAAGTTTTGGTGGCACGCTAAGAATGAATCAGTGGCACCACTTGGCGTTAGTAAGAAATGGAAATACTTACACACCATATTTTAATGGTGTAGCAGGAACAACAACAACTAGCAGCTCGTCAATTAACGATTCGGCAGTAAATAAATTTATTGGTTCTGCTACAACAGGAACTTCCGCAATAAATGGGTACTTATCAAGTTTTCGCGTAGTAAAAGGCACTGCTGTTTATACAGCAGCGTTTACGCCGCCTACGGCACCGCTTACAGCAATTACAAATACTCAATTGCTATGCAATTTCACCAATGCAGCCATATTCGACAATACAGGCAAGAATGATTTAGAGACTGTAGGCAATGCGCAGATAAGTACCTCTGTTGTTAAGTACGGTACTGGCTCAATGTATTTTGATGGGACTGGTGATTGGCTGCTTGCGCCAGCAAATCCAAATTGGGATTTTGGCTCAGGGGATTTTGCAATTGAATTGTGGTTGAACCCGTCAAGCACAACAACTACTGATGCTGTGGTTTCAAAAGGAATTGTTAGCAGTACTGGCAATGAAGTTTGGACGCTTCAGTGGTATGGAACAAATACGCTAGCATTTTTTTCTGGTGGTGGATTAGGGTCTCCAATTGTAACTACTACATCAACGTTTTCTACTGGAACTTGGTATCACGTTGCAGTAACGCGATCTAGCGGAACTACAAGAATTTTTGTAAATGGTACGGTAGAAGCAACATCGTCAACGTCATATACCATAACCGCTGGTGGGCAACTTTATATTGGGGCAGGGTGGTTTGCGCCTGCCTCAAGAGATACGTCAGGATATATAGACGACTTGCGCATTACTAAAGGCGTTGCGCGTTACACTGCAAACTTTACTGTGCCTGCTAGGGCATTCCCTGATAAATAGAGGCCGCTATGCTGATATTCAAAAATGGCACAATTGCAGATTACCGAGAGGTTTTTCCAAATACCTCATTTACTGCTTTTGGCCCTAACGATGAGTTTTTGCGTGAGAACGACGCTTACCGTGTAACCTCGTGGCTTCCACATGATCGGGCTACAGAAAAGCTTGTGGCTAGCATCCCGTACATTCAAAACGGCATAGCCTACACCGTCATGGTGGAGCCTAAGACTCCTGAAGAGTTAGACGCAGACTATAAGGCCAAAGCCGCAGCTGTAAGGGCGCAGCGCAATAGGCTGTTATCAGAGTACGATTGGACGCAGCTGGCTGATGCACAGGTCGATAAACAGGCATGGGCGATATACCGACAAGCTTTGCGTGATGTGCCTAGCCAAGATGGATTCCCTGACACCATAGTCTGGCCGGAGAAACCATGAGAGCGTTTCAGAGCAACGCCTTTCAAAACAACGCCTTTCAGGTGGTCGATAACTACGCTGTAATGTCGTTAACGCTAGACGGTATTACCTTTTTAGCGAATGGCGCTGTAGCGTCTAATACGTTGGCGGTTACTCTGGATGATATTACCTTTAAAACTGCCGTATGGTTTACGGATTATTTACCCGCCAGCACGTGGACAGACCAAACGAACCCGTCAGCTACATGGACTGAGCAGCCAAACTTATGAGCATTGAGCTAACCCAAAAGGTAGTTAAGCTAGAGAAGACCATAAAAGAGTTGCTAGAGCGGTTAGAGCAGCTAGAACAGCACTATAATTCCGAGAATAACCCCGAAGAAAAACCCAGGCGGGGCAGGAGACGTAAAGATGAAAATGAGTGATAGCGAGATCAATAAGATTGTCGGCGCTGAAGAGAGCGACAGCATCGACTTTCAGTCTCAGATTGGGCAAGATCGCGCTAAGCTCATGAACTACTACAACTGTCTGCCTTATGGTGATGAGATCGAAGGGCAAAGTCAGTTTGTTACCTCGGACGTGTCAGACGTCATTGAGGGTATGTTGCCATCCCTGGTGCGCATATTTACCCAGGGTAAGTACGTGGCGTTCTTTGAATCGGACCGGCCCGAGTTCGATAAGGAAGCAGAGCAGAAGACCGCATGGGCAAATTGGGTATTTAGTCGCCAAAATGACGGCGTGTTGGTGCTGCACAACATGTTTAAGGATGCCCTGCTGCAATATACTGGCACTGTAAAGATTTATTGGGATGAATCCAAAGAAGTAACCCGCGAAAGGTACCAAGGATTATCTAATTTTGAGCTGCAAAAGCTGCAATTAGACGATGAGTTAGAAGTTGAAGAGCAAAACGACCGTGTAGAAGTCATTAATGGCACGCCTTTTACGTTTTATGACGTGACGGTAAAGCGAACTACGACTGTTGGCCGCACTAAAATTGAAAATATCCCGCCGGAAGAGTTTTTAATTTGCCGTTCTGCGCGTGATTTCAAAAAACCACGGTTCATAGGCCATAGAACGCCTAAAACACGTAGCCAATTGCTGCAAATGGGGTTTGATAAGGACATTGTTGAGACCTTACCCGCTGATGAGTATTACGACTTCCAGATTAGCGACGAGAAAAACGCTCGATATTGGAACTATGATGGGCTTTACGATACCAATCCTGGCGACCCATCCAACGACATTATTTATTTGGGCGAATATTACGTCTACATGGATACCGATGGTGATGGCGTGGCTGAGCTTTGCCAAGTGTTCCGAGCTGGCAACACCGTTCTAAGCTGGCAACACGTTGATGAGCATCCATTCTGCGTTGTTGTTCCAATTCCTATCCCGCACCGCGCTATTGGTTCATGCCCTGGTGAGCAAGTAGCGAATATTCAGTACCTAAAGTCCACATTGATGCGTCAGGCGCTTAATAACGTCTATCAGACAAACTACATGCGCACAGTAGTTAACGA